AGACATAAAAGCGTGGTCTGACCTTACTGGTACACCATTAGACGAGAGAGAAGTTGAAGCTATTAAAGCTATCGACGCAACTTATATGAGGTCCACTAATGGCTGACACCGCTAAAATTACCCTTGATCTGACTGATTTCAAGCTTCTGAATGACCACTTAAATAAAACCGACAAAAAAATGGACATGACGGCTAAGACCGCTAAGAAAGAGTTTGATAAACTAACAAGAGCAATTGACCCTGTAGCTAAGGCAATGCAGCAAACAAAAGATCAAGTTATTATATTGCAGAAAGCTGTAGTAGCAGGTGCTATCTCTCAGAAAGAGTATGCTGCTTCTCTGGCAATGATTACTAAAAATGCCGCACAATCAGGTATAACTCTTAATCAGTATGGTGCAGTAGTAGGTAAGACCACTCGCGGAGTTAAGAAGTTCGGCTCACATGGTATGCAGCAAGTAGGCTATCAGGTACAGGATTTCGCGGTACAGGTTCAAGGTGGCACAAATGCTATGGTCGCCCTTGGTCAGCAGGGTTCTCAGTTATTGGGTATCTTTGGCCCAGCGGGTGCTATTGCTGGTATGATCCTAGCTATTGGTACTGGTCTTGCGGGAGCTTTCATGGCTGCTAAGAGGGCCACTGATAATTTTACTGACTCCACCAAGAGCTTTGGCGAGGTAATGAAAACCAGCCAGAGTTACGTGGCAGATCTAACACTACAAAACTACATGCTGGTAAATAGTATTAGTTCTGTCGAGGAAGCGGACCTAAAGAGAACACTAACTAGGTTAAAAGCCGCAAGAGATGAGAAGCGATTAAGTGTCGCAAATAACCCTATTCTTAATAAAAGAAATAATACACCAGAGAAAGTGAAGGCATACGTTGATAAGGTGCGCACGGGTGCTATGGGCTCGTGGGGGGAAACTTTCAAGAAAGCGATTGACACTATAGAAGCTCGTATTAAAGTTATTGAGGCTCTCAACCTTAAGTCTAATATAGTTAATGCTATTGTAGATGGTGAAGAAAATATTTTAGAACTGGCAAATGAACAAGAAAATGTCAGAGATAGACTAAGGAAAACAGCCGCAGATTCTTACAGGTTGTTAACTAATTCCCACGGCTTGGAAGGGTCTGTTTTACTTGCAAAGGAAGAGCAGATAAAGAACGAACAAATACTTTTGACGCTTAGGCAAAATGGTGCGGATATTAACGGCTCAGATTACAAAACAATGGTAGGTGTTTTAGAAGTAAATTCACGGATACTTGTGGAACGTGCGAGAGAGAAAGAAATAGTAGCAGAGACATCCAAAGCAAAAGCCGCAGCCGCCAAAGCCGACGCCAAAGCAAAAGCGGCTGAGAAGAAAGCCCTAGCTGATCTCATAAAATTAAATAAGGTCTTGCAAGATTTAACTGACGACATGGCTTCCTCTCTTGAGAATGGTTTCATGGCTATGGTAGAAGGCACTAAGTCTGTAAAAGAAGCCTTTAAGAGCATGGCCTCTGATATCATAAAACAACTATTTCGTGTCTTAGTTATTCAAAACTTAGTCGGTGGTTATAACATAACCTCTGGCGAAGGTAGTGGTCTCGCTGGGTATATTGGCACAGGCGTGTTTGGGGGTACGGCAGCTAATGGTGGCCCCGTACAAGGTGGCAGAGGTTACATGGTAGGTGAGCGTGGACCTGAGTTGTTCACACCATCAGTGTCAGGAAATATCACACCTAACAGCCAAGTGGGTGGCGGTGGAGTTACTATCGTTCAAAACATAAACGTATCAACGGGCGTACAAGCCACTGTACGTGCTGAGATCAGAGGTATGATGCCACAAATAGCAAACAGTGCTAAAGGTGCTGTACTGGACGCTAAGAGGCGTGGTGGAGCATATGGGAGTGCATTTGCATAATGACTATATCTTATCCAGTTAGTATGCCTACCAATGTCGGTCTGGCAGAAATATCACTCACCACTAGAAACGCTGTTGCAGTATCCATGAGTCCTTTTACATACAAACAGCAGACCCAAACTTATGACGGTCAGATGTGGGAAGCTGAGTGTACTTTGCCCCCACTTAATAGGGATGACGCCCAAGCTTGGGTAGCCTTTCTTATGTCGCTAAAGGGACGGGCAAACACCTTCCTATTATACGACCCCTCTTCTAGAACACTACAAAGCTCTAATAGGCCAACCTCTGCTACTGTCGCTGGTAGTGCTGGAAGTAGTACTCTATCGGTAACCATGTCAGGTACAATAACTGCTGGTGATTACATCCAGATAGGAACAGCCTCTGACGCCACCTTACACAAGGTACTTGAGACAGTAACCAACAATGGGACTATGGAGATTTGGCCTAAGCTTCGTAAGGCTAGAACATCCGCAAACACAGTAGTTCTAACAGACGCTTCTGGTGTATTTAGGCTTTCATCTAATGAAACATCTTGGTCCGTTAATAATGCCAGCTTCTTTGGTATATCATTCGGGGCTACGGAGGTAGTGTTATGACTAGGGCTATTCCAGCAGCACTTCTGACAGCATTAAATACTGATGCTATAGAACCATACTTTGCAATAGAACTTATGTTTGACCCTAGGACTACAACAAACGTAGCTGGTGACGTTCAAGTTGTTGGACCCTTACGTATGTGGACAGGTGTTGGAGATAGAACTATTACTGTGCAGGGTGCAGCCCAAGTCTTTACAGGTACAGGCTCACTCCTTTCTATCGGGGGGTTAGATGAAGTTAACGACCTATCTGCTAAGTCTTTAACCTTGTCGCTAAGTGGCATTAGTACTGATATAGTTTCTTTAGCCTTACAAGAGCCTTATCAAAGACGTACTTGTCGCCTATACTTTGGTGAACAAAGCACTACTGATATCGTGGAGATATTTGCTGGTAAGATGAACACCATGTCTATAGTGGACGAGGCAGAATCAAGTACCATAGCCTTAGACGTAGAAAGCAACCTGATCGAGCTAGAAAGATCAAGCGGTTGGAGATACACAGAGGAAAACCACCAATCCCGATACGCAGGAGATACTTTCTTTTCCTTCGTTCAAAGCATACAGGATCAACAAGTAGCATGGGGACGAGCAACAAGTTAAACATCTATATATCTAATCTCTCTGGTGTACCTTTCCTTTGGGGGGTACACGATTGCTTCACCTTCACCAATGGCGCTTTTAGGGCTATGTACGGGGTAGGGTATGCTGATGATTGGATAGGTCGTTACATGAACGGCAGTTCTCCTAAGAACTCTCGAAGTATGATGAAAGAATTTAAAGCTAGTACTCTATCTGCTGGTCTTTCCACCAAGTTAATTAAGGTGGATCAACCTGTACTTGGGTGTCTTGTTACGACAAGTAAGAACCAGCGTTGGGTTACTGGTGCCGCCCTTGGTGTATCTGTAGGCTCTAGGGCAATCTTCTTAGCCAAAGATGGGCTAATGAAAATAAACATTGAAGATGTAGAAAGCGCGTGGGTTCTTAAATGAGAAATAGTAATACACCTTACAACGTACTACGATACACTAACCATTGGGAAATGGCCCCCAGAGACCCCATCTCAAGTTGGTTGGCCGCTGCGTCTATAGGAAGCACTGCCACTGCTGTTGCGGCTGGAACTGTTGCTGTTGGTTTTAAATACTACGCTGTGTATGCTCTCAGTACCATTGCTATCTCAGTAGTTACTTCTGCTGTACTTGGTGCCTTAATGCCTAAGCCCTCATTGGGTAGTTTAACCTCCGATGGTCTTCTAACTAACGGTAGGAGTGCCTTATCTCCCTCTGAGTTTGTATATGGACAGATACGTAAGGGGGGTCAAATCACCTTTCTCGAATCTACTGATACAAACAATAAGATACTACATCAGATACTTGTCCTAGCAGGACACGAGGTAGAAGAGATAGGCGACATATACTTAAACGACCAAATAGTTACTATGACTAATGAGAACGTTACCTCTACCCCTTGGCAGCGCACCACAACGACACATGAACGTGATAGTGATGGTGATATCCTTAGCACAACAACTGTTGTAGATAACTTCCTAAAGATATACAAGCACCTTGGTAACCAGACCAGTGAAAATACACCTTTCGCCAATTCCACATCAACCCTAGCTAATACTTTAATCAACGAAACAAGCGCAACCTCAAGCTTTGTTGGTAAGGGCCAAGCTTATGTCTATCTTAGAATGGAGTTCGATCAGGACGCTTTCACAGACGGTATACCCACAATAACTGCTGTTGTTAAAGGCAAGAAGGTAGTTAAGACAATAAACGGCACTCCTCAGACCGCCGCATACAGTAACAATGCAGCTTGGTGTATGAGAGACTACTTGACCTCAAGCTATGGCCTTAATGACCCTTCTATTGACTACGCAACTTTTGAGGCCGCTGCTGTTATTTGCGACGATACTACGGTCCTTTCAGATGGCACCCCACAGTATACTATGAACGGTGTTGTCGGGGCTAATGAGCCTGTCGGGACTGTACTACAAAACATGACTACTACTTGTGGTGGAACCTTGTTCTGGGGGGCTGGTTACTGGAGACTGTTTGCTGGTGCATTTGTAGCCCCTACTAAGACCTTAACACTTGATGACTTTAGAAGTGGTATTAGCCTAGATACTAAAGTCTCCATGAGGGACAACTACAATGCTGTTCGTGGTACTTTTATAGACTCAGGATCAGACTACGTTAGCACAGACTACCCCCAGATTAACTCAGCTAACTTCTTAGCAGAAGACAATGGTTTTGAGACTGTACTTGACCTTACTCTGCCATACACGACAAACCCAATAGCTGCCCAGCGCATAGCTCGACAGATGCTATATAGAGGTCGTGAGCAACTTACAATGAGCGCAGACTTTGGGATGAACGCCTTTGACGTTGAGGTAGGAGACTTTATTAAGATCCGAAATGAGCGGTACGGTTGGGGAAGTAGTGCTGAAAAAACCTTTGAGGTAACAGGTTGGCAACTTAAACCAGATGCAGATGGTCAAGACCTGAGAGTTAATTTAACTTTAAGGGAAAGCAGTTTAGCTGCCTTTGGCTTTGGAGCTTCAGACGAGCAAACAATCACCTCAAACAATACTACTCTATTAAATTACTATGAAGTCCCAAGCATAGGTGTGAGTGTAAGCCAAGCTTATCGTGAAGTAAACGAGAACTTAGTTACTGCCCTTGTGGTAGAGGTAACAAGCACTAATATAAATAGGATAGATTCAGTTATCTTAAAGTACAGAAGGTCTGGAATAGAGTCAAATTCACAACCCTATGACTGGGTATCTGTGGGTCAAAGCATACTTGTTAACGATGGAATCAACGCTGGTAATTTTGAAATAGTGGGCGTTAAATCTCCTCAGATAAATGAGCCAGCTATTAACTACACTGTATCTGTTACCCCTGTTAACTCCCTTGGCTTTAGAGGAGACCCTACAGAGTTAACACATGACTTCACAGCCGATCTAACACCCCCTTCTCCTCCTTCTTCTCTCTCACATAACCTGTCGGGGGGTACATCATTCTTTTCTTGGCCTGCTGTTACTGAATTGGATTTGTCGCACTATAAACTTTACTACACTAGCAACTTCTCCGCAAATTATGGAGACGCAAGTATTGGTGCAGCGGTAGTAAATAAGATAGCTAGGCCAGCAACTACGATCACCTATCCTGCCTTATCTGGTAAGTACTTTATTACGTCTGTAGACAAGACGGGCAATGAGAGTACTACAGCCAGTAGCGATAGCATCTTAGCAAGTGAGCTTCCTCAACTTGGAACTACCAGAACAGATGTGGAAAACCCAAACTTTAGTGGTACTCCAAAAAGTAACGTAACTGTCTCTGGCGGTAATATGTATCTAACTAACTACTCAACCCCCACGGTAGGTACGTACTTCTTTTACCACGGAAGTTCTTTAGGTTATGCTGACATATTAACATCAAGAACAGTTAGGTTATCCTCTTCAATCACAGTTAGCCGTAAACATGCTAATGCTGTAAGTGGGGAAGTACTGTGGGACGATATACCTAA